TCCAATCAATCTTTTTCATCTCTCTTTTTTTAAATAAGGAGGGGTTTCCCCCTCCCTTGATTATTTATTCAAAAACTACTTGCTTTCTTCCTCTTTCATTCATTAATTTAATAATCTCTTCTCTGAAGAATTTATTCAAATCATCAGAAGGCTCAATAAATACAATGTCTTTATCATTGTCAATATTTGCTAAGATGTCAAATGAATAGAAGTTCTCCTCTATGTTTCCATAGAACTCAATTCTGTAAGTGTTTCCTGATTTAGTGCAGTTGATTTCCATATCTCTCTTTTTTAATGATATTCAAATCTAAGGAGTATTATTTTATTGACAAAACATTTTAATAATTATTTTTCATCATCATCAAAAAAAGTTTCTCCAATGAATGTTTCCAAGTCATCAACTCTCCTCTGGAGGGATCTAATCTGATTAAGAGCAATACCTAATCCTATCCCAAATAATATCAATATCATTTCTCTACTATTTTATATGGTAGGATCTCAAAGATCAGATCCTGTACATCTTCCATCTTCAGATAAGTAAAAACATCCTGTGCGTTATATCTACCTACCCACTTATACATCGCTTCCTGATATGGAATCCAATTCTTTCTAATGACCTTAGATCTATCAAACTCCTCACATAAATCTAATGCTCTTCTCCTCAGGTGATTCTTTCTGAATATATAGAAGGCATCAGGAAACTGAAAGGCGATGTATTCAGCCTTGCTCTTTCTACTGCACCATCCATGACCTCCCCAGACATTGATAAACTCTAGAAGGATATATCCAGAATGATGCATCTTCTTCAGTCCTTTGACATCTACCTTCATATCTCCCCAATAGAAGTCAATGTGTTTCTTATCATCTGCTAGAGATGATTTATGTGCTCCTGTGAGCTCCTTAAACAAAGCCTCTCCAGACTTTCCAACATCAACACAAATGGCGGTTCGTGCATCACTTAGTTTTCTTCCTTCCTTGAGATACTTATTCAGTTGCATCTATCAATTCCTGAAGTTCTCTCATCCACTGCATCCATATCTTAGGATTACAAGTACAGGGAATATCAAACTTATGATTAAATACTCTAGCGTGTATAGTCGCTATGCGCTCACGATCCTTATAAGGTAGCGTTCTCTTTCTTAGTATTCCTGTAGTTAGGTATTCCAACTCCTCAGGATCTAAGCATTTAGGTTTCTTATAAGGGAATAACTTATTCAAAGCATCTCTGCGCTCATCACAACCACAATCCTCTCCAGCAATAGCCTTGACTACTTTCTTGATTCCTGTAGCCTCAGTGATCTGCTCAATAGTATCTCCTAAGCCCTTAGGCTTCTTAGGTCTACCTCTCTTCTTAGATTTTTTCGTAGTCTCCGTTTCCGAAATCTTCCCAATCTTCCCAGAGCCTGTCGTGGATTCTTGCTTTGCCATTCTTGATCGTATTCTTAATTGATGTTAGTCCTATGTCTGTATCTCTATGGATCTTGTTCATACTTGTTCCCTCCATATGTATCCTGATCATCTTCTCATCATACCAATGCAGTTCTTTCATCTCATCCTCCATTATCGTTATGAGTTTCTCAAGTGCTGCTTTCTCCTCTGGATATGGTTTATAATCTTCAATATCAAAATCCTCTAGAGATACCTTATTGATCTTCTTCTTTGCTCTCTGATATTTAAGAGCCGTATTGATACAGGATCTGTAGACATAAAAAAAGTTAAGGGAGTCCTCCTCGTAAAAGTTGGTTCTCCCTTCGCTCTCTAATTCTAAAAGTCGTAGAAACACCATCTGAACTATATCAGATGCAATCTCATAAGAACCATCAGTATATTCTTTAATGAATCCTGTGAGTCTTTTGAAATTCTTCCTGTAGAATGTTTCTATTCTTCCCATGCTATTTGTACCATAACTAAACCTAGCCCCATCTGGATCAGGTGCAACGGCTTACGCTCAATGTCCTCAGGATAGTAAGCGTAATTAACGCCAAACATCAATCCATATAAAGGGCTAAATTCAATCTGCATTTATCAACTCCTTAAAGTTTTTATTTTGTTTTCGTAATATACTGCAATTATCATTCAATTCTTGACATTTCAATGTTAATTTCTGCACTTCATACTCTAGTTCTACAATTCTCATCTTCTGTCTAGTAAACTGAGCCTGTAGTCTGTTATCACTTTGAATGTTCTCAATAGGGCAATCCAGAAGCATCTGCGTTGCAGTTGAGAAGTAGAATCTATACAACTCACTCCAATTGTGATTGATCTCATGATTCTTAACTGCGTGATGTATTGTAGCGTGATTCTTATCAAAGATCCTACCGATCTGCATCAAGGTCATATACTTTCTCATTGAGACCATCATAGCTGATCTAGCATACACTTGTTCTGTTTCTCTAGAGTTATTAGGGATCAGATTGATCTCATCATAATACTCCTTCAATATTTTACTTAAATCTTCCATGTTATCTCTTTTTCTTTATCTATTATCTTTTGAAATGGGATCCTGTGTAGTCTCCCTGTTGATGTGTTTCTGACTATGTAATAACTAGATCCTACATCAATATCTGATTCTTCTTGATCGGTTCTGGTTTGAAGATATGCGTGAGTTTCCATACATATGAATTCCATACCGCTTATCTCAAACCTCTGACCATCTAACATCTTTCTTTTAAAGTCCACAATACCCACTATCACATTCATTAAAATCATCATCAAAGAGTTCAAACTGAAGTTTGTAATCTTTAATCTGTTCGTAGCTAACTCCTGTCTTCCAAGTACCTTTACCATCCCTTCCCATTTCCTGATCTGCGAACCATTGCATTTTATTAGGATGCTTTTCAAACATCTTCTTTAAAAGGATCTCATTTCTATGGAAACATCCCACACAATTATTCATCCAAGCAAATCTCACAGGCTTATCCTTCCAGAAAGCCTCAACATTATCCTTATAAATATTATCCAAGATTAGCGGAAATGAAGGTGATTGCCACTCAAAATCCTGCCACTTGTTCCTTCCAGAAGGATGCTTACTTACACTTGCCTTGATTTCTAATAATCCATTCTCATTCTTTCTCTCAATCATCTTCTTTGCTCTCCTTTGTTCATTGGCTCTAAATCCAATTCTCATATCAACAGGCTCTCCAATAGTTTTATACCACCAGTGAAAAATCGGCATCAACTTCATATTAGTGGTGCAATATCTGTGTAGTTTGTTAGGAAGCCATCCGCCCTTCTTCTGGACTACTTCATCAAAAGTTACTCCCGTAACCCATGAGATTTCTCTACCTATAAATTGCTCAAGATCTAACATTGTATAAATAATCATATCATCCTCTGCAGTTCCAATGAATGGTGCTTGGATTCTATCCTCTACCTCTTTTCGGATCTTCTCATCAGGAAACTTGCAGTTCTGATCTTCTATCCTTACCAGAGAAAACACATCATAATCAGCAGGATAATGTGCTGCTATATAACTTGATGTTTTCCCTCCTGATAAACTATTAACTTTCTTCATCTCTAAAAATTATTTATGTGTTCATCTACTATTCTCTGGAGNNTTCCCATTCTTAATCCTAGCATCTAGGATCAGTTTATCTAGAGTCGTAAAGTAATCTGTTATATGTCTATAGATTGCTGCGGTATCAGCGCAGATATGAAACACCTCCCACATCTGCTCTTTAGTCATTGATTCCTGATCACTCAATTCTTTACTTAGGTAATCTAGAGCCTGATATAACTCTGATTCCTTTTCCATATAGTATAGCCTATTACCCTCAAAATGGAGATCCATCTATTTGTCTTTCTTTAGTTACCAAATTTATTCCATTTATTCTAAACCCACAATTCCCATTTGTAGATTCCATCCTGATNNAGATCCAATCCTGACTATGCTGCGTGTACCTATGAATCACAAAGAACTCATCACTGCGGTTCACGAATTTACCACCGCCTTCAACATCACTAGCCATAGGAGGCATCGTATGATTTACATATTCGTGAGATCCTCTATGAACTTGTCTTAGTGCTTGTGTTGCAGGATGCGTATTTACTATCGTAGTAACACCATATTCCTTACAGAACTTTCTAATGTGGCTTGTTACCTCGTAATGATATTCGTGCGTTGAGATTCCCTTACCTACATCTTCCTTCTTAATTGTTAGAGAGTTATAAGGATCAATCATCATCCCTTGAAACTCCCAAGCATCATAGATCTCTCTAGCAATGTCTAATAACTCAAAAGCATTAACGATTAACTCTGAATCTATAAACGCCCAATGTCCTTCAACAAAAGCGTGATGTCTCCAGAAGGTCTGCTCATCAATCTGATTGATTGGCTTTCCTGCTAGAAATTCAATGATCTTTCTCTGGAGTGATTGAACCTCATTCTCTGAGGAATAGATCAGCCATCTAGTTCCATTCTCTAAGGTATGTAGTAATTGCAGGTATGTCATAGTATGAGTCTTTCCGACATTAGCGTGTCCTGTTACTACTACGAAGTTCCCCTTCTTGAATCTTAAGTGATCATCTATCTCTCCTACTCCAAATCTTGATGCCTCTGATATCTTACCTTCCCTCGCTCTCTCTAGATAGCGTAGAGTCTTATTTGATTGTATTATGTGTTTATGAATCATCCCTCTAATTTAACAAACATTTTTAATATCTCAGATCCTGAGAAAAAAAAAGAGGAGTATTTCTACCCCTCTCTACCTAACACAATCAATCAACTAGAATGGTAATCCATCATCTGATCCGTTTACGATAGCATTAGCTACCTCTATCTTTTCTTCTCTGGAAGAGAAGTGATTGTCATAAGTAGTCTCCTGCTTATCCTCTTCCATAACCCAACTCACAAATGAGTCTGCTACCTTTAGAACATCTGTACTCTTAGCACCTTTGTCTTTTAAGAGATCAACTGCTGCTTTCAAACAGGATTGTTTTACAATCATCTTCTGCTTAGTGTCTCCTCCTGAAGAGTAACTGCCTCCAGAATATCCACCACCTGAGAATCCACCTCCCTGATTGTAGACAGGCTTAATGCGATTACCATATTGAGTAGCATTCAATTCATACTCTGCTTCCATACCAACTACGAACTTAGTCTGATCTGGTTTAACTGAAGAGTATTCTCCAGAATCTCCATTGTCAAATGTTAAAGCGAACTTGTATAAAGTTCTTCCATCCTTTAATTGATAATCTCCCTGCGGATTAACCGCAACTACTTTTGCTTTCTTCATGATTATTTACTTGATTGATTAATAATGTGCACCTCTAGCATTGCTAGTCTTTCTTTCATCCATTCGCTTCCTACTTTCTCTGCAAATGCTTCTAGATCATCAATGATCTGATAAATGTTCTCTGTATTCATATCTCTCTTTTTAAATCCTTCTCTCTCTAATATCTGTTCTTGCCAGTCTTGCATAGTTAAATAATATCCCCCTTTCGGGGGCTTTCTTTATCTTAGTTGGTGGTTGCCTCTTTTGCTTTCTTCGTTAAAGTACTTAGTCCAGTATTTTATCGCTTCGCTGATATTATCGTTTTTTACTTTGCTACTCCCATCTTCTTTTTCAGTAACTTTCACTAGTCCAAAATAGTTAATTTCTACCTTAAGGTCTTGATTTTCAAATGTTTGGTGTGATTCAAATCTTTTCATATCTCTCTCTCTTTTGATACTTCAAAGAAAAGAATAAATATTTAGACTACAAAGGATTATTAAAATTATTTGTTGATTATTTTTCCTTCTATCAGGATCACTGATGTATCCTTAGGAATATCGGTAGCAGGTTCTATCCTGACCGCTTTAATGAACTTCTTATTATCATCTACTACCAGACCTGCATCTACCAATGCATCTTGAGTAAACTTAATTGCCATAATGCAATTGTCTAGATCATACCTGTAATTAACCTTAGCAGTAATTACACAATACTCAAACTGAAAGTCATAATCTAACTGAGCAGATATGATCTCCTTCCATTTAGTCTTCTCTCTGGATCTGAATGTCCAATGAGGTGAGGAGTAGAATTTGTTTAGGCTAGGTATCTTGCCTAACTTGATTTCTATTTTAGTGTGATCAGTCATATCCTAATCTCTCAGCATACTCTGCATCAATCTCTGCTATTCTACCTAAGTATCTTCTCTCTTCTTCCTTAGCGTAGATCCTTTCTTCAGGAGTTGATTCGGATCCTAAGTTCTGGAATAACATAGCCATCTTGTGAAGATATTTATCAATGTTAGGATCTCTCATCTGCTTCTTTAATTTCGTATACTACTCCGTTGATTGTTAGCTTAACGCTAAACCCCTGAACTGCCCAAGCAGTATATCCCTTGTCATTAAGACTAACTGCTAAAGTCTGTGCTTCTCTCATTGTCATACACTCTGTTCTGTTTGATAATACTTCCAGAAATTAGAATAATCAGATCTCTGTTCATCATGAAATCCAAAATGCGATAAGAAGTGATTATTATAATCATCCTCTAACTTACCCATCTCTATAGCAATACTCTTCTGTCTTCTAGTCATTATTTTTTTTAAACTCTCTGAAAGAGAGTATTATATATAGTATTATA